GCTCCTACTCCTTCCACCCCTGTTTTTATTCTTCCCTCCTCTGCCTCCATTGTTTCTCTTCACCATGTGTTTCTCTCTTCTATGTATCTATGAAACACCCCTGAGTGGTTCATGCCGCAATATTCATCCTGTAAACTCAAACTCCAAGCATAGATGCCTAACCAACAACTGATGTGATAGGATACTACGACCTATGCATCTAACCAAATGGTCCCCATAACAGCCGGCTTGCCGTCTGTCCTATTTAACTTACCTGGTAGGCACATAGCCACAATGTTGTAGCAACATTATGTACATGTGCCCCAAGTAGGTAGGAATCGTAAAGGAGACCACGGTACACGACCTAGATTGTTGTCAGCCCGCAACTTAGGGCAATATTCTCTGATAAGTTGCGCACACCTTTATAGCTCATTGTTTTTATTTCACATTCCATCGCGATTTGCATAGATGGAGGGTAGTTAAAAGCTTTGTAAAACGACACCCTCGTATCGTCACTAATTTGTCCAACGAAGTCACCTCTCACTCGCGGCGTCTTGCTCAGTCTCAAGAATCCCGAATCAGCCAAAATGGCAGAGCGGCCCGCATTGCTATCAACCCCTTCTCTCTTGTAAACTTTGTACAGTTCACCAAAGATAGGCATGTCTCCATACAATGCATGACCTCCAACCCCCACCTGATACGACCATTGTCTAAATCCTAACTCAGTGCTCACCGACAGGCTCAGAGCATCCTTAGCGAACGCTGCTGATGGTTGCCTGCACATCACCCAAGTGTCTGTCTCAGCATTCACCAATATCGGCTGCATTTGACAGAACACGCACTCCTCGAATTCAAACACCGGCTGTTCCACTTCCATCTCGAATCCATATCGCAAAAACCAATCAGATAGACCCACTAACTTATACAGGTCACTCTTCTCCATAAAGATCAGGCAGTCGTCGCCGTTATTAGCCAACTCTGCATTCACACCGATGCCCCTCAAATATTCCCTAACCAACGAACACATGATGATACAATTCCCGAGAGAGGTGTTCATATCTCCACTCGCCCGGGTACCACTAACCTTGTATGAAAGTTTGTGGCCATCAACAAACGCAAATCCTTCATTCTCCAGTTGCACTTTTAACAGTGCTACCAACTCTGGATGATAGTCAAATATACGCTTGTAGATACTGTGTTCCCATTTTAGAGCATCTTCACTGACGTGCTGATCAAATCTACTGGCATCAAGTCCAACTGCTGTTGGGCACTTAAACTTGTTCCATTTCGCTCTCATTTCCGCTGCGACTTCCTCAACCGTTAGACCCTTCATAACTACTCTTCCCCCATCCTCACCCCACTCCTCGGCCAAGGCATGATACAACTTCTCCTCGACTCGCCTGGTGAACCTCCCTAACGCTAAATTGTAAATAGGTGAGCGTGGTTGTATAACCCGGGGCGCTGGATCACCTTTCTTCGTAAAGTTCAATTTCTCAAACTTCACAAATACCTTAATCCGCGCATCACGCTTCGTCCAGCCCTGACGGTTGTACTGCTCGGCTGCTGTTGCATACAATCGACGCTTGTTAGCGGGACACTGCTCGATAAACTCTTCACAGGTCAGATGTTGACACCTTCCAAACTCGCGTACTCTGTCTGACAGCCTTACTGCCACTCCCGTCATTTTCCTCCACTCCCCGCTATGTGGCTGCGGGGTGGGCTCCAAACCTAACTTGCCTTGAACGTTGAAAACTCTCTCATTCAGGCCCCGGATTAGGTTGGGTAAATTGTTATTATGTGCGCCAAAATCGTTTCTAGCAGACATGTATGGCGATAAAATTACATGCCTAGGTTTTGCAGGTTTAGCATCCACATGCGTTTTTACGGCTATTCCCCGGAATGACGTACCGTCGTGATACTGCTTCGCGGTTGTCGTTCTAGCCTCCATTCGCACGAGGCACCCCTACGCCGTGATGGCGCTCCCGCTCTCAGCGAGACGCTCCCAAAACACGTCATCCTCCTCTTGTATGTAATATGATGTGCATACCGCCTTCAGGTACCAGGCCTTCTCCCGGTCCGTGATGTGCACCTTACCGTTGGGCAAAGGAACTCCGTCGTCCCTGGCCTCCTTCACCACACGGCGCACAATGAGGAACAGCGCGCGCTTGTCCGCATCGCTGCCAGTGAAGATACAGGGGGCAGCAAACTTCACCTGGTCCACCAGGGCTTTCACCACTGCGACCCGCCGATAAAACCGATTGGCACAACGATGTCTCGCGCTATGCTTCTTCGGCTTACCGAAAAGTTTGTTGGCTTGCTGCTTTAGAGACTCAGCGACGCTGACCTTCACTTCCACATCGACGTTGTTTCCATCAATGTGGTCAAAGGCCCTATATGCCGCTACGCCACATGCTGCTGCTTCCCTGACCTGACGCTCATTTCTGAACGCAGTGATTCCTACCAAGTCAGCTAGCGACGTTGTCCCCAATGGATGGGGGGCGCCGTTCGGCCCATAAGTGACCTCCATCGGCGCGGGGCCACCTCCTGGCGCTGCTCCCCCGGGCGCGGGGCCATTTCCTGGCCCCACACCCCCGGGCGCGGGGCCATTTCCTGGCCCCACACCCCCGGGCGCGGGGCTATTTCCTGGCCCCACACCCCCGGGCGCGGGGCTATTTCCTGGCCCCGCACCCCCGGGTGCGGGAGCACTTTGCCCCGCACTACCTCCTCCCCCTGAACTAGCCGCGCTACCATCAGAGGCCTGGGCCTGTTGCAGCCATGGCATGATGATGTTGCGGTCCGCGCTACCATCAGAGGCCTGGGCCTGTTGCAGCCATGGCATGATGATGTTGCGGTCGTACTCCTCCTGGATCTGCACCCTTAGAATCGCCTTCCTTACGGCGTCATTAAC